TAATTATTGTCTCTTATCCAAGCACTTTTGCCAACCTTACAAGTATTGGTGGCGGTTTAACCTATACAGGCCCTGTAACTAGCGGCGGTAATAAGATTTACACATTCACAGCAGGAACAGGACTGGTAACTATTTAATGGCTCATTATGCGTTCTTGGATGAAAATAACATTGTTACTGAAGTCATTACTGGTAAAGACGAAACAGAACTAATTGACGGAGTAGTTCCTGAAATTTGGTATAGTAATTTTAGAGGTCAACTTTGTAAGCGAACTTCATACAATACTTTTGCTGGAGAAAACAAAACAGGAAGAACACCATTCCGTAAAAATTACGCAGGAATTGGATTTATTTATGATTCAATTCGAGATGCTTTTTATGTTCCTCAACCTTACCCTTCTTGGAAACTAAACGAGGAAACTTGTATTTGGGAAGCCCCGATACCAATGCCAGTAGAGCAAGATAATTTTTATTTATGGGATGAAGAAAACACGGCTTGGTTTTTACCACCAGAAAAACCTGACTCATCCACAGCGTGGTATTGGGATATGCAAAGCCGACAATGGTCAGAGTCTTAGCCGAAGGTTTCCCTAGATCGGGAAATGCTTATCTATACAAATTACTTCTAGCCTCTTTTCCAAACGATGAGGTTATCGAATTTAGCCACTCAGTAAAAAAAATAACTCCACAAACTATGATACTTATACGCAATCCAAAAGACTCAATTTCTAGTTTTATGAGTCTGTTTCAAGAATTTAATTTAACATCTTCTGAGCAATGGTGGTTACGGTTTTACAACACAGTTTCAGATAAAATAAATCCTGAGCGTTGGATTTTTTTTGAAGATTTAATAAACGAAACTGAACAAACAGTGGAGCGTATTGGCAATATGGTAGGAATAACACCTATAAAGATTGATTACTCAAAATTAAGCAAAAATGCTTCACTAAAATCTTACCCATTATACTCATTTGATAAAGCGGAAGCATTATATACAAAGTTACAACAAGAGAGACAAAAATGATTGTACAAATTATAGGTCTACCGGGTGCTGGCAAGACAACACTTGCTAGTTCTTTGGCTGACCGGATTAACGCTATCCATTTTAACGCTGATTACATACGAGCAACTATAAACTCTGACCTTGGTTTTACGCTAGAAGATAGAGTTGAACATTCTCGTCGCCTTGGTGAGATGGCTAAGATGTTATCTGATCAAGGTTTAGATGTTGTTGTTGATTTTATATGCCCTACTGCTGCTACTCGCGCAGCTTTTGGTAAACCCGACATTTGTATTTGGATGGATACTCTTACCAAAGGTCGCTTTGAAGATACAAATAAATTGTGGGAAATACCTGCTGAGTTTGATTATCATTTTGTGTCTTACGACAGCGAAGGGCAGACAGATTTAATTATTGCTCAGTCTAATCTGCACGACTGGAAAGCTCCTACAACTCTATTGCTTGGGCGCTATCAGCCTTGGCACGAAGGGCATCACGCACTATTGGAGAAAGCACATGACCGTACAGAACAAGTCCTTATTGCAGTTAGAGATACGCAGGGAACGAGCGAAAAAGACCCGCTTTCATATCAGCAAGTTGCTGGACATATTGTTTCATCCGTACCCAGAGCATTTGTTGTAAAAGTTCCTAACATTACTAACATTGTTTATGGTCGTGATGTTGGATACAAAATTGAGCAAGTAGATTTAGGCTTAGAAATTCACGCTATCTCTGCTACACAGAAGCGCAAGGAAATGGGTCTTTGAAAGTAACAAAAACTCGTTCATTTGCCAAGTCTTTTAGTTATAGAATCTTTGGAACTTTGAGTTCTTTTGTTGTTGCCTATGCTATTACTGGTAAAGGTAGTTTATCTGCATTTATTGCTATGTGGGAAACATTAGTTAAAATTGTTATTTATTATTGGCACGAAAGAATCTGGAATAAAATTTCTTGGGGAAGAAAATATGGACACACTATTAACTGAAATCTTTCTGAGCAACCTTTTACAGAGGCAAAAGCAGACACACTCGTTCTTTAATTCCCCTGACCCTTCTCACAAATAGGAGAGCCAAATGGCAACAACATCGGCACAGTACGCAGTCACAACTTCAGCAGTGAAAGTCGCATCAGCAGATTCCCTTGCTGAAACAATTTATCTTCACACTGAAACAGGCGTTTGCTATCTCGGGGGAGACAACACAGTCAGTTCAACTACTGGATACAAGTTAGATGTCAACGACAAGATCGCGATAGCAAACCACAAAGGTGAGTTGTGGGTCATTGCAGCAATAGCAGCGACTGTGAGTGTTTTGAGCATCACCCGATGAATCTAACCAACTCAAGCACCTTGCTTGGCGCGATCAGCGCACTTGCCAACACCATCGTCATTCTTGGCGGTGGTTTTCGCATTTATATGCACATCATCAAGAAACTAGATCGCATCGAGTACGCCATTTTCAACGATGGCAACGGCATGAAGCAGCAAGTTGAGGAACTTCACGAGAATCAGGTTTGTATCAAAACAGACATTGCGGTGATGAAGTCCAAGCTAGAAGAGCCAACGCCTCGTCGTCGCAAAGCATCATGAAGCGCTTCCTTTCAAGACTGATGGTCTTCTTATACAACATGAAATTTCCGGGGAGATAGCAGGACTTCTTTGCGCAAGGCAGTTCGCGTTGCAACCGTCATTGGCATCATCTTCTTTTCAACACCTGCATCCGCGCAAGCCGCAGTCACAATGGCGCAAGTTACTTGCGCCAAGGACGATGGCACTGCGCAGGTCTTTGGCATTGGGTGGGACACCAAGGAGCGCTTCTTTGAAGGCAAGGGATACATTCCGCGCCTGTTCTGTGAAGGAGGCTATGCGCGAGGTGGATTCAATGTCTATGTCAGCGACAACCTTGAGAACCCAACTGCAATGGGCTATTACAACGGCGAAGCAACAGTTGTTGAACCTATGCCGCAGCCAACTCCTAAACCTTCGCCAACTCCGTCAGAGAGTGCAACTGCAACGGTAGAAACGCCAACGGCCACAGTTGTGGAAACACCGACTGCTGTTGCAACTCCTAGTCCAACACCAACTGCTATTGATACGCCAACGGCCACAGTTGAAACACCAACTGCTGTTGCCGATACTTCTACTGCAACGGTTGAAACACCGACGGCAGTTTCTGAAAGCGCAACCGTTGTTGCAGTTGTTGTCGCACCCGTTGCGCAACCTGATCCAACTCCCGCACCTGCACCCGAACCTGTTCCTGTTAGGGAACCAAGACCTGTGCCAGCGCCTGAACCTGATCCGCAACCTGAACCCGCACCTGAACCCGCGCCAATTCCTGATGTTGCACCCGATCCCGCACCTGATGTTGCGCCCGATCCAGTTCCTGCACCCGATCCGGTTGCTGAACCTGCACCTGAACCTGCACCTGAACCTGCACCTAATCCAGTGCCTATTCCTGATGTTGCACCTGAACCAGCGCCCGAGCCTGAACCAATTCCTGAAATTGCACTTGCTCCCGCACCTGAACCTGAACCTGCGCCGATAGTAGAAGCGCAACCGCAACCATCAATTCAAGAACCTGTCTCAATCGGTTCAGTTGATCTCGCCACTCTTGATCCACAGCAGCTTGTGGAGCTAGACAACGGCGTAATTTTGACGGCAGAAGTGGTCATCGCTTTGCAAGTCTTTGAAAGTCCAGGAGAGTTGCTCACCGCAATCCTTACTGATCCTGCACAGGCTTTGACTGCCTTGCTCAATGTTGGCGCAGACATGACGCCTGAAGTTCGAAAAGCAGCACAGAAGACAGTGCTTGCATCTGTTATTGCCGGGGGAATCGCCACCAATGCAGCAGTTTCGGCTGCTGCTGGATATAGGAGAAAACCTTGATTCGCAAATTCTTCAGCGCAATTCTTGATCAGACCTACACCTTGCTTGGAATGTTTGTTGCTTGGGTTGTCTTAGAAGGCAGCGCTCGAACAATCGTCACTTATGCAATCTTTACCGCGATGATCATTGACTCACTTCGCGCAACATTTAGAAAGGATCAAGAATGAAAACTATCAAATCAGTTTGTTTGCGAATCCTTGCAACCTTTGTGATCGGCGCACTCGGCACAATCGGAGCAGCCTCGATCTTTGGCATTGACGCATGGAAGGCAGCCGCTGTTGCCGGGCTATTGGCAACCATGGATGTGATTGCTGAACTTTCTCGTTTCTATGTTGCAGATGGCAAGTTGACCGACTCTGAGATCAATCAAGCATTTTCAAAGGCAACTAAGACAGATGGGAAGAAGTAAATGGGGCAACGCGATCTGATTCTCCAAGCAGCTCAAGGCGAGCTTGGCTACACTGAAACAGGCGATAATCACACAAAATTTCAAAAGGCTGATCAGCCTTGGTGTGGCGCATTTGTCAACTGGATATTCAAGGGCGTCGGAGTAAAGATTCCTGACTGCACATCAACTCTTGCCGGAGCCACCGCCTTCAAAAAGAAGAACGCTTGGCAAGAAGGCGAGGCGTCAACTCCTGTCGCTGGCGATCTAGTCTTCTTTGATTTCCCTGGTGATGGCGTTGACCGCATCTCTCATGTTGGAATCGTCATCAAAGACAACGGCGATGGCACAGTCACAACCATCGAGGGCAACACTGTTCCCGAGAAGGCGAAGGCTGGCGATCAGCGCAATGGCGGCGAAGTTTGCCAGCGCACCCGAGCATTTAAGAAGAAGAACCGAGGCGCTTTGAAACCTTCATTGCCTGTCTCAATCGTCGGATTTGGAAAACCTACCTTCACCGACTGATGACTCAATCAAAAGAATGCCGATATTGCGCAAAAACAAAGGGCTTTCACGAGTTCACGCGCAACATCCGCACCTCTGATGGACGCAGGGATGAGTGCAACGATTGTCGCAACGCAAAGCGTAGGGTGATCCGAGCTGTTGACTATGACGCACTCTTTGTTGCTCAAAATGGTCTTTGTGCCATTTGCGGGATAGATGCTCAAACCTACGGCAAGCGATTTTCTATTGATCACGACCATAGCGATGAGAGCAATCCAGTCCGGGCGCTGCTGTGCAGTCATTGCAACACTTTGATCGGCATGGCAGATGATTCAGTTGAAATTCTGACTCAAGCGATCGGATATTTGAAACACCACGAAACAAAAATGATCTAGGGGAGAAGCATGAACAGGGAAGATATATTGCAAGAGGCGTTGCGCCTGACATCAACTGATCGTCAAAAGAACTATGGCGCACCGCTTGTCAATCACCAAAGAATTGCTGACATTTGGACTGTGCTGTTGGGTTTGCCAATCTTGCCATCGCAAGTTGCCCTGTGCATGGTCGGCGTCAAACTTGCTCGACTTGTTGAAACTCCCGATCACGAAGACTCTTTCATTGATCTTTGCGCTTATGGCGCGATTGCGGGGGAGATAGCATGAGCATGGCTGTGATAATTCCAAGTCGAGGCAGACCCTCCAACATTGCTGACCTACTTATTGCCTGGAAAGAAACAAACACCAAAGCCGATCTCTTTGTTGTTGTTGATGGCGATGATCCTGAACTTGATGGCTATCGGCGCATGATTGGCTTTACTTTGTTGATCTATCCACGCCAAGGCAAGGGAATGGCCAAGCCACTAAATCGCGCCGCTTGTGAAATCCTTACAATCGGTGATTATCAATACTTTGCATTCATTGGCGATGATCACAGACCTCGCACAGAGGGTTGGGATAGCCACCTCACCGACGCACTTGATGAGATCGGCACAGGCATCGCCTATGGCAATGACTTATTGCAAGGGGAGTCACTGCCAACGGCTGTTGCCATGAGCGCTGACATAGTTGCAGCACTTGGCGGCATGGTTCCACCTAACATGATTCATTTATACCTAGACAACTTTTGGTTGCAATTAGGTAAAGACACTGCAATTAGGTATTTGCCCAAAGTCATCATTGAGCATTTGCATCCAACCAACGGCAAAGCCGAATGGGATGAAGGTTATCGTGATGTTAACGCTGAAGAAGTGTATTCAGCAGATGCCAAAGCATTTGAAAACTATCTTGCAAGCAATGCTTATCAAGAACTTTTGCAAGAATTGCGAAACAAAGATTGAAAATTCTAATCACAGGCGATGCCGGATTTGTTGGTCGCAACTTTAGACGCCATTTAGATGGCCATGAGATCATTGGCGTTGACATAGTCAATGGCATAGATGCTCGCGACTTTTTTCGCAAAGATGACACCCATTTTGATCAAGTTATTCATTTGGCAGCAGTTGTCGGCGGTCGCAAGACAATCGAGGGTTCACCGCTTGCCCTAGCAGTTGATTTATCTATTGACGCCGAGATGTTTGGTTGGGCGCTTCGCACTAAACCAAAGAACATCACCTATTTTTCATCCTCTGCTGCTTATCCAACTTTTTTGCAAAATGCACCGATGCCACCAATGCGCTTAGAAGAATCATTCATCAATCTTGATTTGATCCAAAATCCTGACATGACTTATGGATGGGCAAAGTTAACGGGGGAGATGTTGGCAAGACACGCAAGGGAGCAAGGACTCAAAGTGCAAGTCTTTCGTCCGTTCTCGGGTTATGGAAATGATCAAGCACTTGATTATCCGTTCCCATCATTTATTGCTCGTGGATTTAGTCAAGCAAATCCATTTGAAATTTGGGGAGATGGCAACCAGGTAAGAGATTTCATTCATATTGACGACATCGTTCGCGCTGTGATTGCAGCTTGGCAAACTGAGATTGAAACCGTCAACCTTGCAACCGGACGAGCAACATCGTTCAATGAATTGGCTCGCCTAGTGGCAGACGCCGTTGGCTACGCGCCAGCGTTTGCTCACCTAGAGGCAGAGCCTGTTGGCGTTGCTTACCGAGTAGGCGATGCCAAACTTATGAAGACCTTCTACACGCCAAAGATTTCATTGGAAGAAGGAATTCATTTGGCTCTCGCCAACTAGAGTCACCCTCGCTTGATTCGTTGGCGTTATAGAAAAGACCCCCTAACCATCTGTGAAGATGCAATTAGGGGGTCTTTTCGCCTTTTAATCAGGCAGTAAGTTTTAACAAATTAGCTTTCAAAATCTCTCTCTCTCTCTCTCTCTCTCTCTCTCTCTCTCTCTCTCTCGGCTTCGTCCCAATCTATGTCGGCAAGCAGCCCTGCCATGATTCCGCGCTCCTCGCCATTTACAAGGTCGGCATAGCGGGCAGTTACCACCGGGGAGGCGTGTCTCATCAGGCGCTGCGTGGTGATCAAGTTGCCCCCAGAGGCTGCCAGCACCGTTGTGGCAAAGAAGTGACGGCAGCTATGAAAACTGATCCGAGAGGCTGTGGAGCCGTTCTTCTTGGTCATAATCCCTAAACGGCGCATTTCAGCACAGGCAAGGCGTGAGAGGTAGTTATTGTCCACCGTATAGAGCAGACCAAGGACATTCTTGGATTGGATCAATTCCACCAATTTGGGGTGGCAAGGAACAAGGATTTCGGTGTCTCCTTTGCCTAGAATCCGCAGAAAATAACCGTCGGCGTGAAGCTCCAACCAATCTCCGCGCACTCGACTGACTTCAATCGCTCGCATTCCGGCAAGACAGGCAAACATGAACCACTCGCGCATCGGCTCTTGAGATTGCGTCATCAACATAATTGCCTGATCTTTGGTGATCGGTCTTGGCGAATAACGAGGCACTCGCACCTTTGGCAGACCCAATTCAGGGTGATGATCTACTGGAATGATGCCAAGCATTCTCATTGAGTTCCAGACAGATTTGACCCTTGCTACATAAGTCTCACGCGTTGCTTGAGTCTTACCTTTTAAGACCTGCTCTTCTAAATCCTGCAAGAAGACATCGCGGGGATGCTTATTGCCACAGATGACTCTCAGCATTGAAAAGTCTTGCATATACATATTCCGAGACCAACCTGCGATCTCATAACGGCGGCGCAATAGATCGCCAACTTCTTCATGCCAGGGCTGTGTGAAGACAGGGTTGCGAAGGTATATCTCGCCCATCTCCACGCCTTCCGCAAACTTAGGCTCACGCTTGCGAGCATAAGAAGTGTGACTGTTCTCACTTCGGAGATGAAGGTTACTTGACGGTAAATCTTCCTGTCTAGGGTCAGACCCACTAGGTTTGCCCAAGGTGCTACGGCGAGTCGCTTCTGTGCGAACGGGTAATTCGTTTAACATAGTGCCAACAATTCAATACGGGGGATTCCAGCTACATCGGAGAGTGACCCCACCTGGAAGTCCAATTCCAGTCCTATCGTTGATACACACTTGTGTCCGAGTGTGTAAATATCGACAATAGACGGTCACGCTTGATGTAACTAGCCCCCACTTTACCGCTTGGGGGGTGTTTTTTCGTGTCATTTGCGTCGTTTTCAAAAAATGTAGGGGTAGCACTAACACGCCAAAACACCGGGCGAATTGGTAATTCATCTAAATCCAACATTCAACTCCACCGACTTTGCCATGCCCCCATGCGCTTAGTCGGTGGAGTCATTTAAGGGGGCAAAAGATGCAAATTATTATCGGCGCAATCGCAGGTGTTCTTGTTTTCCTGCCGCTAGTTATCAAACTTGAAACTTGGCTCAATCGCAAAGACGATTTTGCTGAAGTCAAGGATTGGCACAACTTCAAATCCGTCATGGAGAAGAAGTCATGATCACAGTTGCTGATTCAACAGTTGCTGCATTCCTGCTAATCCTTGCAGGGTCAATCTTTGGCTACCTCATCGGCGGTTATCGCCAATGGGATCAAGCAAACACTTATCGTCGCCAACTTCATCTTGAACTTGAAGACGCCTATCGCGAAGCAGATTCACTTCGCTCAATCATTTTTGATTCTGACCGATCTCAGAATCACAATCCTGCGCTAAAGCTGAACTCAAACTAATGAGCAAAGCCAAAGCAAAAGGCACTGCTGCCGAGAGTGCGCTCGTCAAATTCCTCGTTGGTCAGGGATTTCCTGGCGCGGAACGACGGGCGCTCTCCGGCAGTAATGACATGGGAGACATAACTGGAACGCCTTGTTTGGCGTGGGAAGTTAAGAATCACAAGTCATATTCCTTTCCTGCTTGGCTAAAAGAGACAGCAATCGAGAAAGACAACGCGGGTGCTGATTTTGGCATTCTCGTTGCAAAACCCAACGGCATCGGCATGAATCATGTTGGTGATTGGTGGGCTGTGATGCGAGTGGCCGACATCGTTGACCTACTTCGCGCCGCAGGTTACGGAGACCCAAAGTGATTTCAGGTTTCATCAATTTTCCGCGCTTTCAAAGTGCCAAATGCACAGGTGATATTGCGGATTCTTTCTTCCCTGAAAGCAAAGCGGAATTGGCAGCATCGCTTGAAACCTTGCGATCAATTTGCCATTCCTGTGTCCATGAAGTCGAGTGCTTGCAATACGCACTTGATAACGAAATCACTCATGGATTTTGGGGCGGAAAGACCAGCGATGAACGCAATCTTCTTGCGGTTCATCATCCAAAAGAAAAGAAAAAAGAAACTTCAAGACTTGATGAGGTTTTGCACTTGCAAGCCTCTGGTTGGTCAAATGAAGCAATCGCCAGGTCGTCCGGCGTTTCTCAAGCTGCTGTTCGCAGATTGCTTGATCGCGCCAGAAAGAAGGGTCGTATCAAATGAGTAATCAAATCAAGCGTTTTGGTTTGTTCATCGGTTCACTTGCAATCTTTTCAATGATCTTCAATTCCATAACCTTGTCAACCTTAATCGGGCAAGGAAAAGTCACACATAGCGTTGTGCAAGTCAAAGAAGTTGTCTTGCTCACTGATCCGCAGCGAATCAATCTATTGATAGATGAACTGTTAACACCTGAATCGGCAAAATGCTTTCGCCAAATCCTCAAGCATGAGTCGCACTTCAATCCAAAAGCAAAATCAAAAACATCTAGCGCCAAAGGCGTCGGACAGTTACTTGATGGCACTTACCAAAACCTTGGAATGAAGCACAGCAATGACGGAATGGCACAAACCGTCGCAGCACTTGCCTACATCGGCCGTCACTACGGCGGCACAAATGCCACTTGCTCCGCTTGGGCGCATTGGCAAAAGAAGAAGTGGTTCTAGGGGGAATCCATGTCAACACAAATAAACGAAAAAATGATTGATCTTGACCCAACTGCGGCAGCGTGGCTTGAGGCTTACATTGAAGCAAAGGCAAAGATCAAAGAATTCACCGAGAAGGCTGACCGGGCGCAGGAACAGGTCAAGGCAGCACTCGGTGATTGCGAAACCGGATTGGTCAATGGCCGCGAAGCAATTCGTTGGTCAACAGTTGAATCCAAGCGGATTGATCTGACCAAACTTCGCTCGCTACTGCCACAGCAAGTTCTTGATCTTGTTGAGGTCATCTCAGTCACTCGACGCTTTTCAATAGTTGATGGCGACGAATGATTGAATTTGCCAAGCCAGGTGATGTTCACACCAACCTTGCCGACGAGCTACGCACCGTCATCGGCAAGGCGGCGTTGAACGCACCGCGTTCACGCCAAAGCGCCATTGGACTCAGCGAAGTCGGCGAGCCTTGTTTGCGAAAACTTGCCTACAAAATTCTTGATTTTGATAAGACCAACCGATCATCTGATCCTTGGCCATCTATTCAGGGAACTGCAATCCATTCTTGGCTTGCCGAGCAATTCTCACAAGACCCAAACTATTTGGTTGAGACGCCTGTGACGGCTGCCGAAGGTCTTGAAGGCACATCTGATCTCTTTGACATCGCGCAGGGAATGGTCATTGACCATAAATGCGTTGGCGCAACTTCAATGTCTAATGCCAAGAAGAAGGGCATGACCGAGCAGCAGCGCGTGCAGATCAATCTCTATGGTCTCGGATTTGAAAAAGCCGGACATGAAGTTCACAAAGTAGCTCTCGCCTTCTATCCACTTGGCGGTCGCCTTGATGGAATGCACACGATCGTCGAGGCGTACAACCGCAAGATCGCAACCGATGCAATCGCTCGCTATGAAAACCTTCAAGCCTTGGTTTGGCAGTTAGACCCTAAACGCACACCTGCTGTTTGGGATTTGTTGCCGATGACCATTTCCTATCTCTGCACCTATTGCCCTTACTTGTTGCCGAAATCTCGCAACTTAAGCAAAGGCTGCCCCGGCGAGGTGATCGCATGATCAATATCTTCATCGTTGTAATCCTTGCCTTCTTTGTATTCAACTTCCTAATTCTTGCAGGGATTCAGGCAACTCTGCGAAACATAATGATGCGAAATCGCCTGATGGAATCACGAGTTGAGACGCTGATGCTTGAGTCAATGTTTTCAAAGGATTCCCAATGAGTCCCACTTATTCCTACCGATGCGCAAATTGCGGTTGGTCAATCGCAATAACTAAGAAGATTGCAGAACGCGATCAAGGGCCGATGTGCGGTGACTGCTGCGTGTCTATGACTCGTGAAATCTCTCAATCAGTCGGTGCAGCTTTCAAAGGTTCAGGATTCTATTCAACGGATTCTCGCCGATGAACGCGGTCAGTTTGTTCGCAGGAGTCGGTGGGTTTGACCTTGCCTTTGAACGCAATGGCGTTGAAGTCATTGCCGCAGTTGAGATTGATGCCAACGCTCGTGGAGTTCTAAAGCGTAATTTTCCAAAGACAAAGTTGTTTGACAATGTCTGCACCGTTACAGGAAAGGATTTGATTGATGCCGGATTCAACCCAAGCCAAGGAATCATTGCTGGAGGATTTCCTTGCCAAGATTTGTCAGTTGCAGGGAAACGAGCTGGACTTGATGGTTCACGCTCTGGACTCTTCTTCGAGATCGTCAGACTCCTTGACGAAACCAAAGCGAAGTTCTTCATCCTCGAAAATGTCCCTGGTCTTCTCAGTTCGCAAAACGGCAGAGACATGGCAACCGTCATCGCAGCGTTGGATGACCTCGGGTATCACATCGCATGGCGAATCCTTGATGCTCAATTCTTCGGAGTTCCCCAACGACGCCGTCGAGTCTTCATTGTCGGATGTCTTGGAGACGACTGGCGAACACCTGCACAAATACTCGCTCTCAGCGACGGCCGCGCAGGGCATCTTGCGACGAGCAAACCGACGCGGAAAAAATCTTCCTCAACGATTGCAAGAGGTTTTGGAGCAACAGGCGTCGCAGGAACTTTAGCGGCTCGCGACTTTAAGGGCTTGGCAGCCGACGGGCCTTTAGACAACAAGGGGATTTATCTTGATGTGGTTCACGAAGGCTAAACGCGCACAAAATGTCAATGACAACGAAACATGGATTCCGGGGGGGCAGTGCCAACTTTGAACGCGTTTGATGTGGGAGATACCCGAGCAACAGTTTTGATTCCTATTGCATTTGACACCCAATTCGGCAGTAATGCCAACACTTTTGAAGATCAAGCACCGACATTGAAGGCAAGTCAGCAACCTCCAAGCGTCACCGGGTCAACCGTTCGTCGCCTCACACCAACAGAGTGCGAGCGCCTTCAAGGATTTCCTGACGGATGGACAGCAGAACGCTTTGACGAAAAGAAACAAACCGTCATCGCACAGGCTGACTCCAATCGCTATAAGCAGATGGGAAACGCAGTTGCTGTTCCTGTCGTTGAATGGATTGTCCAACGCCTAGTTGCGCAATCAAAAACAGAGTTGACATCACCTGATGACAATGCAACACCCCAACCCAAAAAAGAAAGCAGGGAATGATGGACTTTACACAACCGTCAAGCAGTTCCGAAAGCGTCAAACCAGCCGATTTGGATGGTCACCTTCTCATCATCAAACCGCTTGAATTCAAGCAAAACATCAGCACTTCACTCGGTGACGCTGACGCGATCGAGTGCAACCTCATTGATGTAACAACAGGCAAGCATCACGAGAGCGTTCTTTTCTTCAATGTCGCTCTCAAATCCGCGCTCAAACCCAACATCGGCAAAATCGTTTTGGCAAAAATGGGACAAGGCATCGCTAAGCCCGGCAAATCAGCGCCTTGGATTCTAAATCCAGTCACCGATCAAGGCGACATTGACTCAGCCACTGCCGCGCTTGCAGGAGCTGCGAAAGCTGCACCTGCAACGCCTGTGGCACAGGCAGCGTCGGGCGTCACTCCTGAAGTTCAGGCGTTGCTTGACCAGTTAGGTGCAAAAGCAATCTAACAAAGCAAGTTTGCTGATGATTGCGTGAATTGATCCTTTCGCATTTCACGCATATCGGGGCATCAGCAAAAACCCGTTGGCAGGTTCGCATCTTTGGGAAAAGCGATTGAGGTTCAACTCCTCACAACGGACAAGACAAACAACAGGGAGGCAAGGCAATGAATCACGAAGAGTTGTTGGCAGATGTTGAAAGTGAAAACTTTCAAAAGAGTAGAAATTTGCAAACGCCGTATTTGGCACTTCGCGCCGTAATTAAGTTGCACACACCCGATGTTGACGGTTGGTGTAACGCATGTGGCGTTTTTTGGCTTTTTTGCCCAACTATCCGAACGATTGTAGAGGAGTTAGCATGAATGCAAAAATTATGCTTGGTGATGTAAAAAGCCAACTTTTGCAAATTCAGTCTGAAACGATCCAATGCGTTGTAACTTCGCCGCCCTACTGGGGTTTAAGAGATTACGGAAATGAAGCGCAAATCGGTTTGGAAGAAACACCACAAGAATATGTCGATTCGATGATTGATGTTTTTCGTGAAGTTCATCGAGTTCTTAAATTGGATGGAACTTTGTGGCTAAATCTTGGAGATTCGTATGCAAGTTTTCGAGATGGAAAAGCGACTCCAGACACCACTCGCGGAAATAGTGAAGGAACTTTGGTTCCCAAAGGATCTGCAAAGAACAGAATGGCAGCGACATTCACTGGTACTGGCATCAAACACAAAGATTTGGTGGGGATTCCTTGGCGTGTAGCTTTCGCACTTCAACAAGATGGTTGGTATTTACGACAAGACATCATCTGGGCAAAACCAAATCCAATGCCTGAATCTGTCAGAGATCGCTGCACCAAATCTCATGAATATCTGTTTATGTTGACCAAATCACCAAAATACTATTTTGACAATCAATCAATTCGAGAAACTGCTGTGACTGGATCTTGGGACAAATTGCCCCCCATCGGTCGCAAAAAACACCAAGAGAATGGAAATCCGACCTATTCAGGCAATCAACCAGCAAACGATGGCAAACGAAACAAGCGAGATGTCTGGACAATCAATACCAAACCATTCAAAGGAGCGCATTTTGCAGTTATGCCAGAAGCTCTGGTTGAGCCCTGCATCCTTGCTGGTTCACAAAAAGGAGATTTAATTCTTGACCCATTTTCAGGTTCAGGGACAGTTGGAGTCGTGGCACTTAAACATCAAAGAAATTATGTGGGGGTTGAGCTAAATCCTGCTTACGCACAAATTTCTGCGGAAAGAATTGGTTTAGAAAACGCGGTGATTGCATGAGCATTCCTATGGACGGCAGCGATGACAGCGCCGGGTGTTCTTGCGAGGTTGGACTGACAAAGACGCAACTGAACTTCCTTAACGACGAGCTAGGAAAGTGGCTGCGCGAGACGCACTTGACGCACCGCATTGAAGATTGGCGTCAAGGGTTTCACGAAGGTGTGCGAATAGCACTTGCCAACATTTTGAGATTGACCGAAACACAAACAGGGGAGAACGAGTGCGACTGATAAACGCCGACTGCATTGCAGCGATGAAGGAAATGCCAGATGACTCAGTGGATTCGATCGTCACTGACCCGCCTTATGAATTGGGATTTATGGGCAAATCATGGGATGCAAGCGGCATTGCATTCAACATTGAAGTGTGGCAAGAGGCGCTTCGCGTTCTCAAGCCTGGTGGACATCTCATTGCCTTCTCTGGCTCTCGCACTTATCACCGCATGGCAGTTGCCATCGAGGATGCAGGGTTTCAAATCCGCGATCAGATTATGTGGGTGTATGGGTCAGGTTTTCCAAAGTCGCACAACATCGCCAAGCAATTAGACAAATTGGCTGGCGTAAAAGGTGAAGTGATTGGTGAAAAAACTGGCAAAGGTTATTCAAGCCAGCAAGAAAAAAATTTGGCTCATGGATTTCGTGAATACAAAGATGGACTTCCTTACGAACACGCCGACTTAAACGAATATGCACTTGCAAGTGAAGAAGCAAAGCAATGGCAAGGCTGGGGCACTGCACTCAAGCCCGCACACGAGCCAATGGTCTTAGCTCGCAAGCCGTTGGAAGGCACCGTTGCAAACAATGTCCTGACTTATGGCGTTGGCGGGTTGAACATTGACGGGTCGCGGGTTGGAACAGAAGAAGTTTTAGGAAGGCCGCAATCGGCAAATAGTGCAGATAATCCATTCAATAAAGGATTGCAGAATAATGGAATAAATAATTATTCAGATCAGGTTGGGGGTCGCTTCCCCGCCAACTTCATTCACGATGGCAGTGATGAGGTTGTGGCGTTGTTTCCTGATACTGGCAAATCAACAGGTGGTCGCATTGGTAAGAAATCAATGGGAGATGTGACAAATGTTCCTGCTGGTCAATATGAAGCAGGAGACCCTGGCTATGGCGACAGTGGCAGCGCCGCCCGATTCTTTTACTGCGCGAAGGCAAGCAAGCGTGACAGGAATGAGGGGCTTGATGGGTTTGAAGTTAAGCGACCTGATACGCGCACGACAACTGGAATGGGAACTTTTGATGTAAAAGGCGTAGCGGCACAAACGAACCACCACCCAACAGTCAAACCAACATCGCTGATGCAATACCTGGTGCGACTTGTGACACCGCCAAACGGCATTGTGCTTGACCCGTTCATGGGGTCAGGTTCAACTGGCAAGGCATGTGCCTATGAAGGTTTTGATTTTATTGGCATTGAACAATCTGCGGAGTATGTGGAAATTGCACAAGCAAGGATTGATTTTGCTTTGTCAGCTACGGAACAAGACATCCTCTTTCCTAAAAATTACGGGCGAGAGGAGTTGAACTTTGATGTTGAAGATGAAAGCGCAGAAAAAGATCAAGCCTAATCGCACACCGCAAGAAGCAATCGCAATCGGCTTTTGGGAAGCATTTGGAACTTGGAGTCCGAACACTCCGGCGATCATGGCAAAGGCAGCGTTGATGGCACTTGATCGCGAGGGTTACAAGGTGATCATTCGTGGCACATAGCTCGCTGCGATTCAAAAAGACAACGCCATTCTCACTTGAGTGCAGTTGGTTTGAATTCAACGATAACGAAATGGAGCCATGCCTTCACATCGCAGTCACTGGCTTCTATTACGACAGGGGAGAAGTTATTCGGTTGCTTTCCCTTTGTGAGTATCACTCGATTGTTCAAGAGTCACTATTTAAGGCGGGGAAAGAATGAGCAACACAACAGGGGGTGATGGTGTAACGGCAACACAGATGACCATCCAGTTATCAGAAAGCGGTTCAATTCCGACTTCACCTCTCCAATTTCGTTTTGAATCAATGTCAGCGATTGCTGCTTGCAAATTGAATAAAGAGTGGCATTCCCGGTTTCCTGAGATTCATTGGTCAAATGTTGTCAGAAACAAACACTCAATTTGCTACGGGGCAAAATTTGACGGCAATTACTTTGCTGTTGCCATTTGGTCATCGCCGATTGCGCGTTTGTTGACAAATGGCGAGAACATTCTTGAACTTAGGAGAATGGCAATCAATGAGAATTGTCCCAAGAACACAGCTTCAAAAATGATCTCTTTCATGGTCAGAGACATAAAAAAACGATTTCCAAACATCGTCAAGTTGATTTCTTACCAAGACACATCTGTTCACTCAGGAACAATTTACAAGGCATCAAACTGGTCTTGTGTGAACACGATGTCAAAAAATGTTGATTGGTCAACTTCAAGAGATGACCGAAGCGCACCGCAATCTCTAGGCATAAAAGTCCGATGGGAATTAGAGATCGGGGAAAACAAATGAACGAGATTATGCAAGCGGCGTTGGCATTTAGAGATGCCGGAATCTCCGTTGTCCCTGCTGCAATGGATGGGTCAAAAGCGCCTATCGGAACTTGGAAGAAGTATCAGATCTCAAGAGCTGACGATGAACAACTTGAGGCATGGTTTAACGGATCAGCCACAGGCATCGGCATCGTCACAGGTCAAGTCAGTGGCAATCTTGAAATGGTCGAGTTGGAAGGACGCGCCGTTGCCGAGGGCTGTCTTGATGAGATTCGCGAGATCGCAATCAACTCAGGTCTTGGTGATCTGTGGACAATTATTTCAACAGGTTATGTTGAGCGAACACCGTCAGGTGGCATTCACTTCCTTTGGCGCATCGCCGATGAACCAGTTCCAGGCAACACAAAGTTTGCTCGCAGACCGGGCGAGAACAACACAGTTTTGGTTTATGCAGAAAGCAGAGGCGAAGGCGGCTTCGTCGTCGTCGCGCCATCTAACGGCACAGTTCATCCATCAGGACAGCCTTGGCAGCTTCTCATTGGCTCACCTGCAACCATTCCGATGCTTTCATGGGAAGAGCGAGAGGCCATGGTCTCTGTCTTTCGTTCTATTGATTCCATGCCCGAGAAAGAAAGCATCGTTGCCGCGTTGCAACCTCACTCAGAATCAACAGGCGAGAAGCCAGGTGATGACTTCAACGATCGCGGTGAATGGTCTGAAATCCTCATCGGTTGGAAGAAGGTCTATACCGCAAACCGCGTGACTTACTGGCGCAGACCAGGCAAAGACACAGGCATCTCAGCAACGACCGGGCGCAATGACGCCGACAATCTATTTGTCTTTACTTCCTCAACAACATTTGAACAGGAGCGCCCGTATTCAAAGTTCGCAGCCTTTGCGCACTTGCATCACAACGATGACTTCTCAGCAGCAGCAAGAGATTTAAGAGCTAGAGGATACGGTGCAGCACCGACAACAACCTTGCCTTCACTTGGCGAACTTATGGTCGCGCCATCTCTTTCTGTTGTTCCTGACCTAGATGCTGACCATGTCGAGGAACAAAGAGAACGATCAACTTGGTATCCAAAACCTTTAGACCTAACAGGTGAGATTGAAGAGGCAGCACCTGAATTCCTTGCCCGTAATGACGGACATCGCCTCTTCTACCGAGGCAAGATCAACGCCCTTCTTGGTGAATCAGAGTCAGGAAAGACTTGGGTTGCACTCCTTGCAGTCAAGCAATGTCTAGACATCTCACAAAATGTCATCTATTTAGACTTTGAAGATTCCGGCAAAGGCATCCTTGCAAGACTTCGCTCACTCGGAGTCTGCGATGACAAATTCAAGAATTTCACCTACGCCAACCCTGATCAGAATCTTGCACTTGAAGAGCGAATGGATTTGCTTGATGGACTGCGTGAGCAAAAGCCTGAGTTGATCATCGTGGACGGCGTCAACGCCGCCATGACGCTGCTCAACCTTGAACTGACGAGCAACCGAGATGCAACCTTCTTCTCGCAGCAACTGCTCAAGCCTTTAGCATCGTCAGGCGCGTGTGTCGTGACTATTGATCATGTGCCGAAGTCAAAAGACAATCGCGGCAACTATGCCATCGGCGCTCAAGCAAAAAGAGCTGACATCAACGGCTGCGCAATCGCTGTCGAGGTCACCCTGCCATTTGGCAGGGGAATGAATGGCGAACTGTCCCTGAAGGTGACCAAAGACCGACCGGGCGCTGTCAGAGAAAACTCCAAGGAGGCAAAGTTTGCTGGCACTGTCTCACTCAGGTCTTCTAGTGAAGGCAGCGTCGTGATGGTTATTGAGAGTCCACAGGTGACGGGAGATCGGACTCGGCCGACTCATCTTATGGAACAGGTCAGCAAGACTTTAGAAGCATCGCAAATGCCGCTGTCCAAGAACGCAGTAGAGAAAGCAATCAAGGGCAAAGCTGAATGGGTGCGAATTGCGATTCAAACTCTCATTGACGAGCGATATGTTGCCATTGAGAACGGCTCTCGCAATGCCTTGAACCTGCGATTGATTCGTCAATATCGGGAGACCGAAGAGGTTTCATCGCCATTGCATTGGCAAGAGGTGGACAATGTTTGACCTCGTCCCACCTCGTCCCGAGTTCGTCCCGGACGAACTGACCAAAACCAATCGACTTCGTCCCATCGTCCCCCTCTCTAAGAGGGGACGAGGACGAGGTCAGATGGTGAGCGTAAATCAATGAATGAATACCTAATATCCACGCGACCTCGTCCCGAACTTTGCGCAAGGTGCAAGGGCTGGATTTTGGAGTGTCAGGTCTTCGGATTCAGAACAGAACTTGAGCCGACCCCACTCAACCCTGTGGATGAAGTAAAGATGAGAATGCAGGGGCGTCGGATATTTCAGACGATGGGAACGGTTGAACCTTTTCTCGTCAAGCGAACCCTTTGGCACATCGGTAAGAGCGATCGGCACACCAAGGTCTTAGCAACTCACGATTGCAAAACGCCGACCTATTTTGAACCCGCACCTCTGTTTGAAAAGTTAGAGACCACTAACACTGAAGGAGTCCCATTCTGATGACCTGTTCAATGTGCAACAACTCGGTGGCAGTCAAAGGGCTGTGCGATAGGTGTCATTCTAAGTTTCATCAGATACTTGATGACCTTGGCGAATTCTGGTCGGCAAGTCACGATGAACTATTACCTGGTAAATCAGGAGGCGGTGGCAGATCATCAGAGCGAACCATTGGTCTCAATGTTGCGGCGCTGTCATTTGTCGCTGGCAGTGACATCATCGGAATCTTGCATGAGTGGGAGAAGATCATCCGCGCCGACCGACGGCTGACGCCGCCAGCGATGATTCGCAAGCCCGAGTCAGTTGGCGCTGAGATTGTTGACGCCATCGCCTTTGCCCAAACCCACCTGCGATGGGCGGGGGAGCAGGAATGGATTGGCGATTACTTGCGAGAGGTCAAAGAGCTTCACGCGATGGGAATGGCGGCGGCGCGGCGGTTCGTCAAGAAGGCAAGACGGATTGCTTGTCCGGCAGAAGTATCAGAGGGCGGCAACTGCAACAACCTTCTCAAGATCAATGATGATGATCCGTTGGACATCTTCCAATGTCGCAAGTGCGAGACTCAGTGGACAACCCTTCGACTGATTGCTGTTGCCATGTCTGATCCTCACAGAGACATCTGGTTGGATGCCGAGGCGATCGCTGCTTATACAAACATTCAAGAGCGTCAGGTGTATCGCATCGTTAGGAAAGAAAAGATTGCTAGGAAAGGGCAGCTTTACAATGTCAAGCAGTTCCTCGCCCACAAGAGCGATGCGATTTGACTTGTCTTGTCACTCGCTCAAGGTACGCTTAGCGCGTCGGAGTTCAGTGTCTTTACTGGAAGCCGACATTGTCATTTCAGAAAGGTTTCCACTATGAACTCAACAGTGGAGACAACTGAAGTCGATGGCGTCATTGACAACATCCTTGCGCATCTTTCGGAAGTCATTCGCAAAGAACATAACATTCCACGAAAAGAAGCACTTCAGGTTGTTGTTGACTCGTTATTGGATCAGAGAAGTAAATGACAACGATCATTGCTGTGCAATCAAATAATGGTGTTGTGTTCGGTGCTGACTCTCAAGTCACTGCATCTAACGGACGAAAGTATTCTGCACAGTCAATGGTTAAGATTAGCGAACGCAATGGATACATCATTGCCGGTAGCGGTGAGTGTGCGCCTTGCGATATTGCTCAACACATTTGGTTGCCACCAATACCAACTGCAAAAGATAAGCGCGACCTTTATCACTTTATGATTGCAAAAGTTATCCCATCATTGAAGCAATGCTTTAAGGATAACGATTACAAAGCAAACGCAGATGATGATGACACAGCGTTCTCATTCCTTATCTCAGTTGGTGGCGAACTCTTTGAAATAGCAGATGACTTCTCTATCTCACGAGATGACTCAGGCTTCTATGGTGTTGGCAGTGGCAGTAGTTATGCAATCGGTGCGCTTTATGCGGGTGCATCAATAGCAGATGCACTTACTATCGCATCACGCAATGATGCTTACACATCAGCGCCATTCATTTACTTAGACCAAGAGAATGCCTAAGCTGCCTTGCCTTGGTTGTGGTGTACCAATACAACCGAACAAGTGGAGTCGTTGCGTCAACTGTGCTAACACGCACATCGCAGCGTTACCTGCTCGCGTTCGTGCAACACCTGCGCAGCGAGGATACGATGCACAATGGCGCAAGCTGCGTGAGTTCATCCTCAAGCGAGATGGATGGGTTTGTTCTTACTGCCAAATAAAATTAGATTCAACAAACGCATCAGTTGACCATGTAATTCCGGTCAGCAAAGACAAGAGCCAGTCTCACAACCCGGCAAATTTGCGGGCTTGTTGCAGAAAATGCAATTCAAAAAAGCAAGATAAGTAACCGAACAACCCTTCCACGCTCAAGTTCTGTTTTTTTACACACGCTGATATATACAGATCGGA